GTACAACACTTATCCCAATTATTAATAATAAACTCTAGTACCTTGTAGAATTCAAATGCCGTTCTATTCTTTTTAAAATAATGTAAGGCAAAATAAGGATTAGTTAATTTATTAGCAATAAATGTCATACGATGATATTCATCAGCCTCAATTAATTCTTGTTTATAATTTAAAATTTTAGAACAAAACTTTACATCATAATTGCTACAATAATCCCACCAAGTACTAATGTCAGCTAATAATAACATATCGCTATCTAGTACAATCGTTTCATCATATGGTGTACAGTAATATAATTGCCAACGATTTTCTGCTTGTAAAGGGCTGTCTTTGACATCTTTAAACCACGGAACTGGAATTATTTGATCAAAGATTTTAGCATATTTTTTTGGAACTTTATCATTAGTTACTAATGATACATTTGTAATTTCTCTTTGACTATATTTGATACTTAATGCCAACGCATATGCTTGTTGAATATAATCAACATCTTTAGTATTTTGTGCGTAAATTAGAAAACCTTTACTCACTGTAAACCTCATCTATATGTCGCATTAAACTAAATTTATTCATCACATGAATATCAATACCACTAGTTTTAATTGCCGTATATTCGCCTAGGTATTTTTGTTTTTCTATTAAAAACTGCATGTTGCCATCTTTAGAATTAATTAGTATGTCTTTATCTAGAGAGTAAATCATTTTCCCCGGTAACTCTATAGCGAAATCACCATCTGTTTTACCATTCATAATATGTATAGCAATACTAAACGCATAATCATTTCTATATGCCGGAACATCAATAGCATATAATGTTTTAAAATAAATCCAATTGTGTTTAATGTATTCTATCAAATTAAAAAAACTTTCCATAATTGTATTTTTTTGAAATACAAATGCTGTAGCCCAGTAAAAGGGAATACTGTATATGCTTATGCGTTGGAATTCAGAAGTACTTCGCCAATCTGCCAAGTCCATACTGTTTTTGTATATTTGGAAATTATGGTCATTTAAAAAAGCTGATTTTAGTATAGACGAATTAATAATGTAATCACTGTCTAATACTAATGTGCGATTGTATGGTGTCAAATTAAAAATTTGGCTTCGAGTAAAATTTTTCCACTCGAGCATTTTAGTACTAAGTGCGCCGTCGTTGAAGTTTTTAGTTTGTGTAATATCTGATCTAGGAACTGGAATAACTTGATCAAAAGGATGATTAGGATATTTTTGATTTAACCAATTTTCATCATCAGTAATTAATGAAACAGGCACATCGAGATATTGCTTTACACGATTGGCTGCAAAAATGGCCAATTTAATATAATCAACACTGGCATTATTGTGAGCAAATATTACAGCACCGTTCATAGTTCTACAATATCTGCTATTTTTCTTTTACTTTTTAAATCAGCATATCGAGCGGCATATTCGTTTGTGGCTTCAAAATAAATTGAAGTAATATTATCAAAGAATTGTTGGACATCGCTAATTACTACTGGAAAAGTATTTGAGTCAACAAACGCCACATCATCAGTATAACCAAGATCAAGTACTGTCTTAGTAAAATTAATTAATTCAGGAGTGATTTTAAATGTTGCGCCGTTGATGTAGTATACTAATTTTTGAGTATACTCTTCCAAAATGATTCTACGTTGGTTTGATAACGTAGACATATAATTGGCTACAGCAAATGCTTTTTCGATTTTTTCGTCCATAAGTAACTCCGTAGTATACAATGATACACTACAGTAATTAGCTTGTCAACCGATTAGAAAAATTAGATTTGAATTACCAGTAGCCTTGGATCACTACTACGCCCTGGTATCCGGCACCACCGATACCATTAGTTACGTTAGGCTGTACGTAACCACCGCCACCACCTGATCCATAATAAGTAGCTGCCGTTGCTGGAGTTGCGCCACTAGCACCATGGCCGCCTATGCTAGAACCGCCTGAGCCACCGCCGACTGAGCCGCCGCCACCGCCACCTGCGACATACGTACCTAATAAGTTAGCATATGTACCAGCACCACCACCACCACCTGAACCGCCAGATCCAGCGCCACCTGCTCCACCGGCGCCGTTACCACCACCGCCCGCTGTACCACCAGTTGTTCCTGCGGCTCCTCCGTTAGCAGTGTATCCAAATGCTGATGATCCTACGCCATTACCGTTTCCTGCGCCGCCTTTACCAACAACTATTGTATATGCAGCACCCGGAGTTACTGCTACTCCAGTCTGCTGTACTACTCCGCCAGCAGTTCCACCGCTACCAGCAGAATTAAATAAGGCGTTAGCACCTGCTCCGCCACCGCCAATTACTAGTACACTAACGGTCGCAGGATTTAATGTTCCAGGAGCGATCCAAGAATTTGAACCAATATTTGATATAGTAACAGTATTCAAAGTAGGAACGTAAGTCCCGCCTGTTAACGAGCCACTAATTGTTGGATAATAAGAAGTTTCTGATACATACGAACCACTAGCATAGTAAGAATTTACTGTACTAGTTAATGTACCTTCTACGTTAAAGGTCAACGCATATCCGGTATTACCTGTACTAGTATAATTGTTTTGAAATTGTATATTAAATGTAAGTACACCACTACTAGATACTGAAGCATAGATAACATATTTGTCAGACGCATATGTACTACCGCTTACATCTTTTTCAAATATTAATACTTGAGCACCACCAGGAGTCAATTGTTTAAATCCTGTAGTAGTTGCGGCTGTTCCAGATCCACTAACTGATGTACCATTAACACTAAAAGTAATAGTGCCCATAGCACTTAATAGATTTTGCCATTGAGTATCAAGAACTGTGCTACCATCGCTTGGTATACTTGTTAGACTAGCACTAAATTGTACATTACTACCAGCATTGAAAAAATATTGAGCAGTTTGATAACTAGTAAAAGTCATAGTTACTGTATGAACAGCGGTAGTGCCATAACCTATTCCAGATCTAGTACGTGTATCAACACCCACAAGAGTTGCTTGAGAAGAATTAGCTCGAGCATAGCATCCAGGATATGATACACCACCGATTGTGCTCGGTGATGAGCTAGTTAATGCTGACGCAACTGCTAGGTATGCAGCACGATCGGCATCTCTAATTTGAGTTAATGAAGTAGCTGTAGTTAAAGGATTGCTATTATAAACAGGTGATGTGCCTAAAAGATGATAATTTAATGCTGTAATATCAGTTTGAAGGGCGTTCCATTGTTGATAGCGAATTCTGTTATTGGCAATATTACTAGTACCATATGATACTTGACCAGTTCCGCCATTAATTGCTATTGTTTGTGGAGATTGACCATATCCAGTACTATATTGTCCAAGGATATTAACAACTAATTGTTGTATGGTGTTATAATCAGTGTATTCAACTATGCTGCCAGTACCGTATGCCATTTACTACTCCTTTTAGTACTTAGCTAGTAAGAGGAATTGTAGTAACTGGGTTTGGCAAATAGTTATTAGGAGTAGTCATCGATACGTATGAACCAGACGCATACGCTACATTTATTGTGCTTGCTATTGTAGCAGTTACATTTTCATCAATATGATATCCAGTAGGTGCTGATAAATCTTTAAATTGGCAAGTAAATGTTAAAATTGTACCGTTAGCATTTAGGCTAGCAGTAATGTCATATTGGTTAGGAGCATAAGAGTCTCCCGTAATGTTTTGGAATATTAATTGCGGGATTCCACGATTAGCATTAAAATAGTTCCAGCCATAAATTGTGCCAGTTCCTACTGAGCTACTGTTTTTAACTCCAGCTACACCTGAATAATTAAATGAAACCAATACATTATTCAACAAGGTTGCCCAAGAAGAATCTTTTGTACCTGATACACTTACTGTACCATTGGATGCTACTGCGCTAAAAGTTATTGCGCTTCCTGAATTGAAGAAATAATCAGCTGCAGCATTGTTAGTAAACTGTATTGTAACAGCATGTGTAATTGTAGTAGAAGCGCCAGTTCCCCAAGAAGCAGATCTAGTACTTATAATTGGAAAACTGCCGCCGCCCACAGTATTCTGTCCAGTCGGAGCAATAACATAACACCCAGGATATGTTACTCCGCCAACTGTGGTTGATGTTGAATTTGCCAATGCTTGTGCTACTGCCAAATAAGCGGCACGATCATTTTCGTAAATTTTTATTGAATTCGTTGCTGTTGTTAAAGGGCTACCATTATAAACTGGATCAGCATTTAATTGATGTTGATTAACTGCTCTAATGTCGGCTTGTAACGCATTCCATTGTGCGGCTGTAATTACTGCAGCTGAAGAAACTTGACCGCTGTGAACAACTTGGCCGTAACCATTTACATTTTGTCCGTAAATACCAGCAATAATAGTTTGAATATTGTTGTAATCAACCGCGGCTATATTTGTTCCTACACCAGTCATTTAATTTCCTTTTGTGGAGTATTTATTTTATAGAATTACGCATTCTACAAGAGTGATACCTTCATCATCGCAGTCTTCAAGTGCTATAGCAAACACTGTCCAATCTGGATCATCTGTTGCCGATACTGATGCTGTGCCATTTTTAAAAGCAACCATTGGATCACCTTTATTACATGTACCCCATACTTTAACAGGAACACGACCTTTTAAGGCAATATATGTACCACCCACTAAATCTTTATTCATCATGTAAGCTGGATTTTCACTAACTACACCAAGAGCTCTGTTTAAACTTGCGCAAGCTGTAACTTCTTTGTCCCCGCCTACCATTACAACTGTTCCAACTTCGTACTCAGCATCAGCAAGATATTTTTCAGCTAAGTCAGCATATTGTGCCGCAGTAGCAGTACCTTGGAATAGATTAGCTGAAATATTAGCACTACTGTCTCTAGCTACTACTGTGCTAGCCACTGATGCAACCGACGCAGTTTGCCAGCTTCCACCAACTTTTAACGAATCTGCTTGAGCGGCTGTTGAATATACATAACCAGCATATATATTATTCCATTGTAAACCACTTGTACCTAAATTGCTTGCTCCGCTAACACCAGGAATAACGTCAGCTCCTTTTAAAATTAAAGGAGTTTGTACTGATCCAGAAATAGTCTGGAATATAATAGTATCGTTATATGTATTTGCTATCGTTGGTGTTACTAGATTATTGTTAAATGTACTTGATACGTTAGAAATACTTAATTTATGTGTAGGTAAACCTACAGTAAATCCAGGATCGCCAAAGTTAACTAGTGTATTAAATGTAGCATTTGTTCCTAAGACGAATTCGCTTGCCGAGTGTCCACCTAATTTATCAGAGTTACTAGCTGTTCCCCAGAATCTATAGCTATTATCAGTAACGCCGGCATCGGCATTAATTGTATTAACTAGTGTTATACCTTGATGAACTAGGTCAAAACCAGATATTGGATTAGAAGCATTCAGTGTAAATGTATCTGAACTAATAATGAAGACAGTATTGCCGCCGGCAACACCTTGGATAATAGCATGATGGCTTCCAGAGGCATCTAAAACATTAGATGATACCATCTGTGTTGTGCCAGCACCAGTTACTTCTTGTGGTCCAATTAAGGTAAAACCAGTACCGTTCCAAACGTTTAATTGTCCGCCAGTTGTATCAAACCAAAAATCACCAACTGATAATCCTGTTGGTTGTGTCGAACTAGCTTCTGAGCTACCTGCTGTACGGAATCGTAAGCCGTCATAGAATTTTAATTTCTCGTTACTGCTATCGTACCAAATTTGTCCGTTTAGTGGATTGGGCGGTTGTGTAGTATTAGCAAAATTTTCAAGCAACCATACGAAATTATCGTTTTGTGCTTGGCCGTATCCAGCATAATTCTTTCCGATTAGCGTAAGATCAGTGGAGGTATCAACCGTGCCGTCCGCAACTGTTGCTAAATTAGTTCCGTTGTAATGATTAATTGTGTATGACATGGTGTCGCTCGTTCCTTATTTCAGTGTATTTATCATAAATTTGGCTGATTACCAAGTGCTTAATCCAGCACGTTTCCATGTATTTGCCGCTGTACAAACATAGATGTAGTTAGCATCCCATGAAATTTGTCCAGGTACTCCTGTTGCTGTACTGCTCGAGGGTGTTGAAGGTACTACCCTAAAAGACCCGTTGATGTCAAATGTTGTAACCGGAGTTGTTGTAGAAATACCAGTGTTTAGTGTAGTTCCGTTAATAAACAAAGCAGATGTAGGTATTCCGCCTGGATTTACTGTGATTTTAAAATTCTGATTTGATGCTTGCGGATTTGATGCTAATTCAAATGTTGTAGAATTAACATTAATATATGACTGTCCAGCTGACCCTAAAATCAACGGTGTATCATTTTGTATTGACAACGTTCCGATTGTTGTTGATGAATCAGTTGTTGATAAGAAATTTTCAACATGTTTTAATGAACCATCGCTAGCTAATAAAGAATCAGCCTGTGATACAGGAACATTAAATTTTATACCGCCGTACGTGCTAACATTAAATCCTATTTGTAGTGTACCGTAGATAGCATTGATTGTAGTTGATCCAACACTAGCACTTGTACTAACAGCATATGTTCCTACGCCGCCTTGTGCATTTCCTTGACCACCCGGGCCTCTCAAAAATTCAGTTATTACAGTACCCGGTGTAATACCTATACCGCTAATTGTTTGTCCTACACTTAAAGTGCCCGATACAACCTGTGTTACTGTTAAAATCGTTCCGTCTTGATGACCAATAACTGTTGCTGCCGATGAAAATCCAGAAATACCAGGAGTAGCTGGTGTAAATTGTTCTTTAGCAAATATTCCTAACAGAGTATTACCTAACATTAACTTAGCAATAGTGTGATTTCCACCAACTGAGTCAAGAACATCTTCAATTACAAATCCTGACGGACCTTGTGTCTTAGTATATATAGGTCCAGCTAATGTTGTTTGAACACCATCGTTAAAAAACATTTGACTTGTTTTATTATTAATCCATAGACCGCCTGTTGCTAAACTGCTTGGAGCGGTTGATGATACTACAGTATTACCTGTTGGAGTAAAACTATTTCCGTTATATACTTTTAATGTATTCTCGCTAGTGTCAAACCATAACTGACCGACGATTGGATGATTTGGTTGACTACTGTTAGCAAAATTTTCTAAAAGATGTACAAAATTATCATTAACAAATAAACCATACCCTGTAGTATTTTGCCCAATCAATGTTAGGTCAGTCGCTGTTTGATCTACAGTTCCGTTAACTACACTAGTTAATGTAGTGCCATTAGTTAAAATTATTGAATAGCTCATTATAGATTACCAGTAAAAATTATATAGTTTATTGCCAAGTATGGATTCATCACTGTAGCGGCTTGACCTGTAGTACCATTTACTAATCCAACTGAAATACCTGTAGTTGCTGCCGCAGTTCTGTTTGGGATAGTCCATATACCGTTGTCATTAATACCACCATCACCGGCATCATCGTTGACTACTGTTACATTTTGTCCTCCAGCATACTCGCCATAATCAGCAGTACGTGAATTTCCATTGACGTCACGTGCTGGGAATCCGGAACTTCCGTCTAGGTTTGAAGGACCTGCTTGGTCAGAGGTTATAGCATATACATCATTGATGTTATGTGTATGTCCAGTATCAGTAACAATGTGTGAGTGATTTGGTAAGTTTGCTGACGTTAGAACAACGTTTTGACTTCCTGAATATCCTCCAGTAGTACTTGCTGGTACACCTGTAACTCGTCCAGCTGAGCCAATTTGACCACCTGTGTTAACATTATTACCGCTGTTATCTTTCGCTTGAACAAAGCCTGTTACGTTTCCGTAGTTGTTCATATTGTCTGCGCCGAGTGGGAAACGACCTCTTAGATCAGGAAGAGCAAATGTGTTTTTACCATTAAGTGTATTTGCCGGACCATATAGATAACCGATCAACGTAAACAATTGACTATACGTTGTAGTACTTACTTCACTACCATCACATAACAAATAACCAGGAGGTATATTTGTAGCCGGACCAGCAAATGCTGTAATAGCACCAACTGGGCTTGTAGCAACACCTGCTAAGAATGTTTGTTTAGTCATGCTGACTAATTTAGATCCAGAAACATTAGACTGGTATACTAATAATTTGTCAGTAGCCGCTGAAGATGAGGCGATCGGTTTAGTTGTGATAATTGAAGAACTGACTACTGTATTAAGTATAGCAGTACCGTTTTGTGTAATTCCGTTAAATGGTACGCCAGTATCTGATGACACAATGTCGCCAGCTAGAGAAAATACAGTAGTATTTTTAAGACTATCTGCTGTTCCTGTTACATTACCTGTTACTGATCCTACAAAACTTCCAGTAAATGAACCAACGAATGATTCAGCAAAAATATTTCTAAACGGCTGTGCCTGTGATCCTAAATCATATAGTGGACTAGGGTTTGGCGCAGGTGGTAATAATACTGGGCCAGAAACTGTAGTTGGATCAATAGATGTCTGTCCTTTTGTAGTTATAGTTCCTGAAAATACTGACGAACCGCCAATTGTTAATCCACCCGATGCTGATATATTACCGCTAGTAACATTAACACCGCCTGTAGCAGTTATTACTCCAGTAACTGCTAACGCAGATGCAGGAGTTGTTGTTCCAGATCCAATACCAATCTTGCCTGTTGAATCTATATGTAATACAACACCGCTATTCAAGCTAAAATCTATACTAGTTCCGCTATTTTTAGCAGAGAATGTATAGTTACTTGTACCTTGAAACAAGTTAAAACTTAAATCACTACCAATGCTAAGTCCGCCTGCGTTTTGAATATTAAGAGGATACGAAGTTGTACTAGTAGTGCCGTCAGTAGTTAAGAAATTACTTGCCGGAACTTGTTTACTGTTAACTATTAGAGAGTTAGCAGTGTCTGCTGTACCCCAAATTTGTGCCGCTAATATAGTACCGGTGATATTTGTAGTTACACTGGTAGTTTGATTAACACTTACAGTCCATGTTGATCCAACTCCAGTACCACTAATATTTGAAAGAATATAGGTATTAGCTAGTATACCAGCCCCAGTTATTAACATACCTGTTTGAGGACCTGTACCGCTTGGAATTCCTGTAACTGTTAATACAGTTCCGTTAATTGTTCCAGTAAATAAAGTTGATGTTTGTTGAGGACTGTATAAATTAATACCTTCCTTGATTGTAAGGAATCCGTCAATGGCTGCTTTAGGAGTAAAAGAATCTTTACTAATAATAGCAATTCTATAAGATACATTATCAACAGCACTTGCTGCAAACATCGATATTACTGGATGTTTAATGTTAGCAGAGTCAGTAATATTTTCAACAATCGGACCGGTAGCAAGACCTGCAGCATACTGCGGACCAACTAATAACCATGACGATCCAGAAAACAAATATAGCTGACTGTTAGTAAGGTCGACCCAAAGGTCTCCAGTAACGCTACTTGCTATGCTTGGTTGTTTTTCAAATGTGGTTTTCTTTAGATTACCAGCTTCGTTCCAGTTAGTACCATCATACACTTTAAGTGTATTATTATTATTTGCTGTATCAAACCATAGTTGTCCTTGTACAGGATTAGCTGGTGGTGCTGAATTAGCAAAATTTTCTAATAGATGTAAAAAATCTTCAGCAATAACTTTAGCGTATCCTGAATAATTTTTTCCGGGAAATGTTACCGGGGTTTGTTGATTTAGAGCACCATCGGGTACAGTCAGCGACGGTTTGGCAGGATTAGTAGCATCAGTAAATGAAACAGAATATGTCATTTATTAAACTCCTACTAGGCCAGTTAACGACTGGATACGTACTGTATAGTCAATTTGTATTAATCGATTCAATGATTTCTGTACAGGGTGAAAGATTACATGAGTTAACAATAAACTATCGCCTGTGGCACTATAACTTTTTAATCCTAATTCATCAAATACATAAGTGCTTTCACCGCTGGCTGTAGTGTCATAGGCATTCTGACCACTTGGTTCACCGTAATCTAATAAACAAGTACAGAATATATCAGTATAATTTGTTCCTGTCACGTGACGAGGTTCTGTAAAATTACGAGTTGGATCCATATTAACACTAGTATTAGGATCAATGACTTTAGTATATGTTTGATTGTATAAACTAGCATTTGTTCCGCTAGTGTTTGGTGTTAGATACGTAATAATACCAGTAGGGTCGATGCTAGTGCCACCGTTGCCAAATGCCATTTGATAAACAAATCCCTTACCGCTATTAGCTAGACTATTAGCAAGAGCAACGCTCATATTTTCATAGTGAATAGCATTACGTTTATTAATATAAACTTCTTTAGAAACGGGATCAAAGATCTTAATATGACCTTCTATATGAATTCCAGTTGCGTCTTTACTCTGCATAATAATCTCTCTTTATTTTATATTTATCAATGTATATAATGTGCTATTTTTATCGGGCACCTGTAGTTTGTCTAGGGTACGTTTGCCCTGTAGTAGGCCTAAACCCGTAGTTAGCTTTAGGAAATGTTGTTCCTATTTTGTAAAATTTATATATTTCTGTTGCTATCGGACTACCTAATCCAGATGCAGCATCCCAGCCTGCAGTAGCCATATATCCTACACTATTTCCGCCGTGATTATCGCCAGTTGTTTGGTCATTAAATGCTGTAGCACCGATAGAATACCAATCACTGTTGACAAATCCAATATGTTTTCCAGAAAGTTGATTTAATCTAGCCATTAGTCCTGCCAACAACGGAGCGGTTGCGCTAGTTCCAAGAAATGTTCCTGTATAATTTGGAGAACCGTAATAAAATGTATAGCCGGTTGCCATAGCCGAAACATCAGGAATTCCTCGACCAGATAAAGGAGTTACTGTTCCTCCCGGATATACTTTACTACTTAGACCTGTTTGCCAACTAGGTACACTAAAGATTGTGCTTACTCCGCCGCCGGCGGCATATGATCCACCCGATGTTCCCCAAGGAACTTCGCTAGCAATTGAATAGTCATTATTAATTGAAACAACAGTACCGCCAGTACAGACTACATATGGGCTTGTTGCTGGATACTGTACTGTATAAGTAGCATCGCTACTGACTGCTCTAACACCATAATCGCCTGCAGCAACAAATACTGTGATTCCTTTTACAACTGCGGCTTGGAAGGCTGTTTCAAAAGGTGCTAGTGAATTGTAAAGTGTCCAATAAACATCAGTAGTTCCCCAGCTAATACTAATCACACTAGGATTATTCACAGTATCGTTCGTAGCTGAAGCAACAGTATCTATAAAACCTTGAAATGTATTAGGAGCAAAATACATAGCAATTTTAGCCCCGGGCGCTACTGCTCCGACACAATAGATATCAAGCATTACTTCGCCGCTAGAATTAACATCAGCACCACCGTCATTAACTCCGCCGTCGACACTGACATCAACTACTGTAGGATTTGGTTGGTTGATTCGACTAAATGTACTAGTTAAATTTTGTGTAGTCCAGCCACCGCCTAATTCAATGATACCAACACAGGCACCTTTTCCTTGAACTAGATCACTACCGGGAGCTCTTGGAAATTTATATGCCAATGCTAGGTCAACTGGGCTAGGACTAGAGATTAAATTTGGATCTATAGATGGTTGATAATCTGCGTCAAGAATAGCGTCATGTGTAAACTGTACAGTATTATCCAATCCTAATACTGCTTGGACGACAGCATTAATTTCTGTAGGTATAGTTATACTGTTTTCGTGTTTTATGTACGTTCTATTATCTTCTGTAACTGTTTCTAATATTATATTGAAAATATTATTAAATTGATCTACTGTTCCTGATAATTTTACTGTAGCAGAATTTATATTTGCCTCAAATACCGATAATCCGTTATCTACTGCCCAATCTGCTACAAGTATTGCTTCGTCTTTGATAGCGCCAAATTGATATACATATTCATCGTGTCCTAATATTGGTTGCGTTCCGGCAATAACCGCATCAGCATATTCTTGAAGGGTCATGCCGTTATCATGCTTATCTCGTCTAAGATAAAGACTAATTGTTAGAATAGTATCTAATGGAGTCTGGGTAGTTGCCATATTATGCTTCTAATTTAAGATATGTTACTGTAACTGTGATAGCAGTAGTACTACCGCTGTTATTATAAATTTTCAAATACATATTTGTAGTAGGACTATTATCAGCATTGTATCCGTATACAGCAGGTGTAAAATAAGTTGTAGTTGCTGTTGTAGATATCGCTTCAGCAATCACTCCGCTACCTGGAGTCGGATCCATTGATATACTTCTGCTGGCATCATTACTTTGCGCAGTTGAACTTGTATAAACTGTGACCCACGCACCTGCCGATACTTGGATGCTATACAAAGCATAACCTTTAGCGGCTGCGACTGTTGCCGTTGCGCTAGAAGTAGCTGTGATACTTGCTGTAGTTGTTGACACAGTTGAGCGATTACTTAACCCGTTAGCACTGATAGTACCGCCACTGATTGTAATTGTCGACCCGTCGACTTTAACTCCGCCTAATACAGATGTAGTTGCTGTTGGTAAACTGTACGCAGTAGCAACTAGTTGATTGCTACCATTTAATGTAATTGTAGTTCCATCAATCTTAACACCGCCTAACTGTGTTGTACTTGCAGTTGGTAAATTATAAGAAGAATAATTAGCTGAAATTACACCGGCATTAATTGTAATAGTAGAACCATCGACTTTAACTCCGCCTAGTTGTAAAGTAGTCGCTACTGGCAAAATATAATTATTAACACCGCTACTAATAACACCATTTCCGTCAATGGTAATAGTTGTTCCATCTACTTTAACACCGCCTTTAATACTAGTCGATGCTGTTGGTAGTGTATATGGTGATGCCGCTGGAGCACTTATAACACCGTTACTAATAGTAACAGTTGTTCCATCTACTTTAACTCCTCCTAACTGACTAGTTGATGCTGTAGCAAGACTAATCACTCCATTAGTATTATTAAGACCGCTAGTTGCTACAGACGGAATTGCCACACCGCCTATAGCTGAAGCAGTAGCTGACGGCAGTGTATATCCAACTTGCGAATATAATTCTGTAAAATTAGCATTTATTTTTACAGCACCACTGCGTAAACTATCTCCGGTACCATCATTAGTTGATGATCCTACGTTAATTAATTGTTGCGACATCTTTATTATCCTTGATCAAATGTTGAATTTCCACTGTCAAACGTGTTAGTTGCGCTGTCAAATGTTGACGCACCCTTTGTATTACTTATTGTCTTATACTCAGTATACCATACGCCTGGAGCGGCTTTAATAAAATTAGCAATAGATCCAGTATCATTTAAGATGTTAGTAATACTATCCCATGCTATACCAGTTTGTTTTACTACTGTTACTCTTGTACCAAAACTTAATGGATTGGTTAATGTTATCTTAGCAGTGGTTCCATCAACAGTAAAATCTGCTGGGAAGCTAACGTCACCAGTAGGACTATATGGACCATTGTTTATATTAAACACACTGTATGCTTGTTTCTTTAAACGAATGTTTCCAACGAACCAATGCCAATTTGCCTGATCTTTTTCAAACACTGACGAACTAGTATTAGCTGTTGTACATCTATACGTGTATGGTCCAATATTTACAATATCACCCAATGAATAAGATGTATTTGGTTTCCAGTCACCTAAAGAATTATATCCGCCAACAAATACTTCTATTTCATTAGCATTAGCTGGAACAAACCCAAGGTCAATATTTGTGCCGCCACTTGAAGTAATTAATTCTGTTGTAACAGTATCATTGTAAGGTATTGTTTCACTTGCTCCAATGCCTTGTACATATGTACCTGATCTATTTAAATTATAAACCCCAGTTCCTAATGTTCCTCTGCGTAGCTGTCCTAATACATTTCCGTTAAGTGTAAAGTATTCGATACGTTCTCCTCGGATTTCAATAATACCTGGGCGATTATTAGTTTTATTTGGTACATCTAAATTACTAGCATCGTCAACTGTAATAGTCGTATCATTCCAGCGCAAGTCTTCAGCAAGTCTAGTTCTCTTATTAAGATTTAATCGTTTATAAGTTACACGATTTAACATATCTTTAAACATCATATAAGAAATACCAGATGCTGGTAACACATTACTACCAAAGGTCATCAATGTAATAGTATCGTTTACTGCTAACGGTTTAGATAGAGTAATTGTTTGAAGGTCTTCGTTTAGTTTATGATCAATACTTGGCGTTAATAAAGTTGTATTTTTAGTTACCCAAACATATTGATTGTTAATAATAGGACGATCTAAATGTATTATACCCCCGCCGATTTCATTATATGTATAAAACTCAACAGTATCTGGAGTTAATGATACAGAAGATGTATAAACTATTGATGTTCGTTGAATATCGAGAACATCATGGATGTAAGAACTAATTACTTCAACTGTGTGCGTATTGTCATAAGACTGCGCAAATGTAATTTGTCCAGTATTTTGATTATATGTATAACCAGATTTACCAGCTAGGCTAACTAACAGTTTACCTCCAGAGTATTGGTTATATGTATTTTTATTAATCTTAACAGAAATCCCAGATGGGTCAACTGTATAGTCTCTACCAACAACTAACAGATCACCGTTAGCATAAACAAAAATATTACTAACTTCCTGTGTGCCAGGTAATGCTTTTGTTGGGTCAATCGTATAAGTCAGTTTATTATTAGAGATTGTGAAATAACTGTTATTTGGTGCTTGTAAAATGTTTTGATCAACACGCACTATCATACTTGATTCGTTTGGTAAAGAATTACCGATTGGGTATTGTAGTGTGTAAGGTGCACTGGCTGATCTGCCATCAGTTGGTACTGTTTCTGTTTTTGTTATAGCAAACTTTTGTTGGCTTCCACTAACAATAATATAATTGATTAGTTTTCCTGCAGCCGGTGGAACAGCAAATCTTATTCCAATGGCCCCGGTAAAATCATAAGAACTATCAGTTTTAAATAATTCAACCGATGTTGCTATGCCATCTACATATACTAGACTTGTTACAGGTGTTATCCAGCTAGCTTTAGTTATAAATTCAACAGTGCGGTTATCGCCCACATAATGATCGATATCTAAAATATTGCTTCCATTAAATCCAATACTATATATGCTAACGATTTGATTAGCAGTTGGTGTAGAATTAAAAATCACTAAACCATTAGAATAATCAATTGTATAATCTGCTAAAGTACCATAAGTTTTTATCGATACTCCAAGTTTAACAATTACAGATCTTAAACTATTAGGAATTTGTCCGATTGAAAATTTATTAGTAATTCCGTCAGTTATATGGCTATTAACACGAATATCAGCCGATCCTGATTGTGCTCGATCAAATACTTTAACTGCTAGTGTATCAACTACTTGTCCTGGCACAACTTCTTCTGGTGCTGGACTACTTGTTGGTGTTGTAAAACCGTCGCCGTCAAGAACAATATCGTCAGCGGCTAAACCTGTTGCTGTTGAGTATGAAATGTCACCGCCTGAAATTGCTGTGTCAAAATCAGTATCAGGTATTGGTATTGATCCGTCACTAGTGCTTTGTCTTAAAATAAACTCATCACCGCTGTTTACAACAAACGTATCAGGAATCTCGATAACATTTGTAATTGCGTTATTAGTTGTTGTACCGTCGATCGCATCTATAAATGTTGATCCAGCTGTACCGCCATCGTCAACTGTAGCAAATGAAACAATTAGGGCGGCACCGCCATCTATTGAATCTGTTATTACAGACTGTCCAACAACCGGAGTTGCCATAATTGTGCCTGCTGGAGCAGATTTTCTTCCGTTTGGTTGTACTGTTGTGCCGTCATATAAATTATAATAAGGATCATCTAATCTTAAAGGAGCAGATGTTCCTGTAATATTAATTGTGGTTCCTGTCGGATATGGTTCTGATAATAAAATAGAACCATTACTATTAATAATTACATCTGTTGGCTCGACTAGTGTTCTTGTAAATGTAATAGTAGTATTATCTGGAATATTAGTTAGTATGATTTGGTCTAATGTAATATGGCCATCAGTTAAATTAATACCGGCAATAGTTGTTTCAAAATTAAATATTGATCCAGCAGCCGTTACAATATCGCCAACCTTTAAACCAGTTAGGCTAGCTACTGATAATACATTGCTACCGGCAATATTAGAAAATGTTATAGAACCAGAAGGAATAGAATCTGGCGGACTGCTAATACTAATAGTTGTTGAATTAATAACTCTAACAACTGTTTGTCTGTTATTAAATCCTGATCCAGATAACACCATGCCAGGAACGATGCCTGTTGTACTATTAACATTGAGTAAGGTTCCTGGATTAACAACACTTGACCCTGTGTAGGTAGTATGAATACCAATTGTATTTACAGGGATAGTTACATTAACACTCGGTGTTAACCAATTAAGATCAAATTCATACTTAGTAGTAGCATTATCTGAATTATATGATATGATATTTTTCTTTATATAATAAATGTTAATACTTGTATTATTTGCCGGAGTATACGGCAATACAAATACATGATTATTTGCTCCTACTTGAACAAAATAATCATCAAATGTTGGATCTCTACTGTCCCATGTTTCACTTAAGAAAGGACTTACATCCCAGCCGCCGCTAACGTTAAATCCTAAACCGTTAACAACTACTCCACCGTAGTCAACTCCTGTCATTAGTTGCGATAAATCTTTACCTAATTGTCCAGATGTAGGATTATAATAATATTGTATTCTATCAGTAGCATTTAAGATGCTAATATCTTTTTTATAATTTACTACAACTGTTGTATTCTTTGGAGGTGTTGCTTCAACATTAAATGTAATACTTCCTGAATATTGTGTATATCCCGAAACCTTAGTTTTAACAACCGTTAATTTGTATAGTTCTCTAAGGACAGGCACACCATTAAATGTTACACTTGATTCACCAACACGAACATCTGGAGCCCAAATTAATGGAAACTGTAATCGTGATCCTGAACCCGTAAATGTTTCAGTTTGTGAAAGTGTGTTAATATAATATGTTTGATCTACGCGATCAAACTTCATACCGATCAAATTAGAACGAATAACACTATTTCCGATAATAGCCACGCCGGTAGCTGGTGTTCCTCCAACTGCTAGTCCACCATCAAATATTACTCTTGGTGCTGAAAGATAACCCGTTCCATTAGTAATCAGTGATATTCTATTCACTTTTCCGTTAGTAATATAAGCCTTAGCCTCTGCTCCGGAACCGCTAGCACCAATGATACGTATAGTCGGTGGAGTTAAATAATTGCTACCTTGGTTAGTAATTATTATATCAACTACTCCAAAACCTACATTGTCAAGCCAAAATTTCCATGGATATAACTGGATAGCTGGATCCGATGACGTAACCTGGTTATTTGAATATACTGTATTAATTGGTACAATTTTATTATTTTCATAATTTGGTTGTAGATCAAAATCAGTTATAGCACTAGGACTATTGTCAGGAACTGCTGAATTAGTATATTGACTAATATATTCTCTTACCTTAGTTCTATAAGGTTTAACTTCATTAATGTAATCTTGGAAATTACTTAAATTATCAACTGGATAATTAACTGGTTGTGTAAATGATCCAACGTTATGAGTAGCACGAACAAAACTAGTTTTAAATATCCAGTCAATATAAGGTTGTTCGCTATGAGCATAACGAACACTTGTGAAGAATAAATCTAAATAATTTTGTTTGAGATCGTCAATTAAAATTTTATCTTTAAGAGTGTTTAAGATAATTCTTAATTCTGTTCTAGCTTGAATGTCAAATTCACCACCATCAAATACGTTTGAATCATATCCAACATCGGTTCCTTGGTAGCTGTATAATCTATTGCTAAATTGTATTGTTCCTTCTTGGATACCAACAACATAATATGTTTGTGTCCAGTCAACTGATACTGCTGTAGAATATCTATACAACAGAACCCACTTGCCGGCATTGCCATTAAGAACTTTAACCAGTTGTCCAGTTGATTTAGATTTAATATTTGCTAATTCAGAATATATATCTGTTAAAGAATTTAAATCAGCAAATGTATTAACTGTATAATCCGCCGCAGTAAATTGTGTTGCTGTAAATATTATTTTTCCTGAGGAATCTGTATAAGATCCATACCAGTCAACTTTTTTCCAATAGTTGCGAACATCGTATGATAATGTTAATGTTCTAGACCAAATATGATTTGTTGAATCATATGAATATATACTCCAAGTATAATTTGAAGTGCTATCAGATAATATCAAAGCAGAGTAGCTTCGTACAGTACATAAGGTACTATCAGTATATCCTTCGCCACCATTAATAATTGTAGCACCAGTTAATGTGCCAATCGAGTTGATTATTGATTTAACAACGGCACCTTTACCAGCACCTGAAATTTCAATGAATGGAGCATTAACGTATCCTTTTCCGCCATCGATGATATTGATGCCTGTAATCACGCCATTAGTAATTATCGGTGTTAATTTTGGTAATGTGAATGTTCCAACATTAGCATACTGAAGTTCGTCATTAGTGTCAAATGTTAAATCAAACATTCCAGAAATCTTTGTTGGAACTGGATCAAATTTTTCTAAATTTGAAATATCTTTTGATTCACAGATTTGTTGAGTTATCAAATCAGCATTTACTCGTTCAAAGAATTCTTTCAATGCTTCAATACGATTTACAAACATTCCTTGACGTGGGCGATTCTCAATACCGTAACGCAACTTAGGAGGTAAAGTAATATCCGGAACTTCACGACCTGCTTGATCGGCGCCGCATAAACTATCAAACCACTTTTGTTCAATGTTATCTGGAATATTAACAATAGTATCATTACTAATTAATTTCCATTGTGTGTGAGCATTTTGATCTGTTTTATCAATAGTCCAATATTCGATAGATAGCACTACATCTGTATCTTTTAAATATTGACCAGCATTGATTAAACTAAGAGAATTCGTGCCTGTAATCGCTAAACAAACATAAGCCTGTCCTCGAGGATCGGCTATCAGTTTAGCAACGTCATTTGCAGCCATATTTCTGCCGTTGACATTTGGTATAACTTTTTTATTTTTAACCCAATAAAAATATGTATTAATGAATTTCTTGCTTATGTTATCATATTTTTGTATAACACTGTAAGCAGTATCACCGTATAAACTTGTACCACTGATACCTTTTGCTAGACCACTTGGAGTATCTGCTTGAGAATCCCACTGACTTGGCAACAGACTGCTAGATATCCATTCGTAAATATCAATACTAGCACCTGTGGCTAATGTATTCCATGTATTGTTTCTATATACAGGATCGTTAAATTGTGTATTTAAAAATTTAGCTGTGCTTAAATTCCACCATAGTTGACCAACTTGTTGATCAGCCCAGTGATTATCAGGATTAATGATTACGCTAGCAGTTCCTTGAGAATATCTTGCTGGATCATAAAATGTTTTATATTTGATTTCTTCTTCAGCAGGACCAGCAATTTTTCCTTGTAGCGGATCAATTACATCTAAATATTTTAATAATTTTCCTGAAGATTTATTGTATAAGAATGCTTTTTTAATTTTAGAAACATCTGGCAAATCTACTTCTTGACGATCAATAGTCCAAGAATATGTGTTAGGTAATTTACCATAGTCATATATAATTCCTGAACGATAATTTCCATCTACAGCATATGGCTCGCTTACTAGGATATGATTATTTCCAGCGACAACACTCTTGCCATATCCAGTGCGGAACTGTGTATCAGTTGATAGACTTTCACTGAATACCCATTTTGTATTATACATATCATATACATCAACACGGCCGTTGTTTTGCTCATTGACTATAAATGATGTAGAATTTTTATCAAAAGTTGTAAGAGGATGAACTGCTGATGTTCCATCAAGAACATATGGATTTCCAAATAATGTTTGACTATTAGAAAGACGTGTTGTATTAGCATCAAACAACGTGCTACTAGTTACATCTCCATTTTTACTATACACTACTAGCGTGTCATAGTCGTTCATGAACGAAATTTTATTACCAAATTGTCCGTCGGTTTCTGGTCTATGATTTACTAGTTCTTGATACTTGGCATATCCTGTTCCAGTATAATTGTAAACAACAACCGTTCCCTGACGACTAATTGTCGGAGTACTAATTATATCATCTGCTATGGCAAGATACAAACCTGTATTTGATAAAGCAATACTTTGACCAAAATTAGTAGTAGTTCCTGTTTTAGATTCTAAGAGAGTAAAACCTGTTCCTGTATTTTTATAAATGCTAACTGTGCCAGTAACTGATCCTCCAGAAGACGCAATAACTAGCGTATCATTGGCCTGGGTAGTAGTAATTGAGCTTCCAAGATTGCTACCTGTAGTAGCCCCTGTATATAGTTCAGTCGAATCATATCCCCAACCGGCTAAGGCAAATTCTAAAGATCCGCTTGGTGTGCTGTCAGGAGTGCTGTCAAGTAATACTGTGTTTATATTTTCAATTGATTGAATTACAAAAGTCAATGAAGCATTTCCACCAAATTCAACCTGTGTTATACTAGTGTCCATATTTTGGAAACCTTGAGCGATAACATAGTTTGTAGTTATATTAGACGATGACACTTCTGATCCAACTCTAACAACTGTAAAGTTTGGAAGAACTCCGGTACCTGTGATTGTCATTCCAGCAACTACTTTTGACAAATTAGTGCTAAAATTAAAAACAATCTTAGTCAAGACTGAAAATACTTTTTGTCCTTTAGTAAATCCGCTACCAATTACTACCATGCCTGCTTTAATTCCAGCAGTTGATGAAACAACTAGCGTTGATGAACTACTACCAACAGGATTATAAGCCGCGTTAACAATAGGCGTTACACTATAAGATAATTTATAAACTCTACCAGTATTACTACTATAGCCAGATGCAGCAACATACATCGTATTATTGCCAAAGGCAATTGCTGATCCAAAATTTTCATTAGCGGATGGAGTTGGGCTTACTATAGTTTCAACTAATGTGTAACTGTTATTAAGTTCCTTTTTATATAAACTAATAACACCTTGTCCTGCTAGAGTTGAATTAGACCCAGATACTTGATCAACTGCTACATATGGAATTTTTTCCCAATAGATAGAATTAGTTGCTGGTGCTGTGTTTGCTGGTACTGATGTTACTGCTTGATAATACTGTTGATTATACAACACAATATCATTAGTATTGTATGTTCCTAAATCATATTGACCATTATTACGTTGAAGATTCCAAGTGGTTGCGGCATATCCTGCGGTAGGACTTCCTACTGCTAGCCATGTACCATCATTGCTTAGTGCTAAAACTGTAGCTACTTGGCTTGGTAGTACTTGATTATTAAACGCAATAAAAGGACGCGATAAACCAATACGTTGTGACCAATTTAATTTAATACCAGGTCTATCATATACTGTAACTGTTCCGATAGAGTTACCGATTACTAAAATATTACCCTGGCCATTTATTGCCATAGCCGAACCATAGGCAAGTCCATCTTGTTGATCAAAGGTATCAAATGTTTTAGTAGTATAGATTGGATTATATTTCCATGATGCCCACTTGCCATTAACACTATCGTCAATCCAAACTAGTGTGCCAGGTGCTATACGATTTAAATTTAATGTATCAAGATTGTCAATTGACCCAGTAACATGTTGTGTAAGCAATCCAAAAACTACTAACTGTTCTGCTTGAGCAAACGGTACTGGGAAGTTTGCTATAGTTGCTGATATAGTAAATTGATTTAATGTTACACTAGTTACTTTATAAAATCCATTTAAAATAGAAACTTGTGCTAGCCCAACATATGATCCAACAGCAAGTGGTACTATATTTTCTGTAGAAATTGTTACAGTGTTTGAACTACTATCGTAAGTAACCCCAGTTACTCGAATCAACAAGTCTGTAAATTTATAAATGTTCCAACTTGCACCTTCAAACGCACACCATACATATTGGCCGTTTGATAATTTAGTTATATCTTGGCTAGTAATATCAGCTATCGATCCTAGGCTAAATGTTACATCATCAGAATTAACATAGCCTGCAGTTCTCAACAAAGGACGATAATTTTGTAAAACAGGAAACGGATTAGAATTATATCCTAGTGGTTTTAAATATACATCGTTTGGTGATTGTTGTATTAAGAATGAGCTAATATTATTATTAATTCTAGGTGTTAATACAATACCTTGTGGATTATTTTTAACTAATTTTTCATCTAAAATAAATTCGATATTTTCAAATGCGCTAGATGCGCCGTATTCGCCAACACGCAACGCCCATTCTTCGTAGAAAGTCAAACTTTCTGCTGAGTCATTGTTTAATACCCCAAACAATTTATTAAGGACATTTTGTGTACCTTTTTCACGGATCATGCCTTGGAAGAATTTAAATTCGCTTACATCGTCTTGGATGATGTTATTCAAATACTGACGTTTTTGGTATCCAATCAAATGCTGACCCATTGTTTGCTGGGCACTATCAACACTGTCAACATCTAGACTATAAAAGTCTGTAAATTGTGTAGCAATATTAGTCCAGTTTGGCAGTATCTGGGGGGTAGGTTTATTAGCCAACTGTGTCCAGTCTGCTGACATAAACGCAGATGTACCCGCAATAAATGAATTGGCGCTGTAATAATATCCTTGAAATACTACAACATCTCCCATGCTGTAATCTTGCCATGGTTGCCAACTTTTAATACTCGCCTGATCAAAAATAAATCCGGGAATATCTAAACCACCATACCAGTTGGTAGTAACATAGGCTGACAATTTAATACGTTCTCTTCTATATCCGCTAGTCGGGCTATAGATAACATCGTTAAAAATATCAGTATTGTTTATAATAACAACATGTTCGTTTTGTATTAAGTAGAAGCTAGCACAATAAATTCCATCATTGCCTCGAGGACTATATGTAACTGTGTTGCCTGTTCTGTAACTATCTAATTGATTAGAATGTATTGGTGTTCCGTCAACTTTAAATATTTCATATGGATTGAATTGATTATTAATGTCGTCAACGACTGTGAGTTTAGTTACAAATGTCAGCCCGTTAGCGCCAGGGCTTAGACTTATAACACTTGCACCAACATTACTTAACCCAGCTAATAATGTCCATTGCGAAATATCAAAAATATCCAACGCTGGTATATTATAAACTGCGCTATAATAATCACCATTGTAACGAACAATAGTTCCATAGTTATATGGTTGATTTGGTAGCCATTCGCTCCACTTGTCTTGTCCTGAACTCCAATTTTGAGTAGTCCAGAACATAAATTCTTTAGCACTGGTTTCCCAGTTTGCTACAGTGTTTAAGTTATTATTAAATTCGTCAAACTTAAATCCTTGATCTTTTAACCATTCACCATAGCCTAATAAGAAATCAACAACTTCTTGAACTGTAGATAACACAGTACTGTATGGTAATACTAGAGCAGTAGTCTTATCCCATGCTTGTCTAAATTGTGCGTTAACTCCGCCAACAATTGGCAAACTACCCAACGAAGCAAATGACAAAGGATTAAATGGTGAACCTGCCGTAACTGTTGTTACTGTTCTATAAAATGAATTACCATACTTTACTACCTGCCCGGCAGCATATTCCAACCCGGCATTCCATGTTACAAAGTTTTCTGAGATTCCACCAACATTAATAGAAATTCCTGATTGTATAGGAGCATAATATTTAAAATATGGTTGTGTTCTGCTATAACCTTTTATCTCATATCCGCCAGTTGGTACTTTAGTAATAATTACACCACTATAAGTTAACTTAGCTGTCGGACTTGATGTGTTTAAAAATATATTATAATCTTCTTGAGGAATGAATACATTGCCTATTGATAATGGAGTTTTGCTTTCTAATAACAAATTAAACTGATTTTTATTTGTAAATGCGCCTACTCTATAGCTCAACTGAGGTAACATATTTACTAGGTCATTAGCATATGTTTGATATGAATTTAAATTATTACTAAAAATATAATTTAAAATTAAATCAACTACCCAGTTAACTATACCAGCAGTTTGTACTCTTTCAGCACTTGAATAGATGCTTGGTATCTTTATGTCTGCTGGTTTAACATGAATTCCAGTATCACTATAAATTAATTGTCCTGCTAGATTACGAACAATACGTGATCGATCTAACAGTAATCCAAATGTTTTTGCTGGAGTTAATAGTAAGGATGTAATAATTACACTGAAAGGATAATAGCTACTACGTCTCCATGCTGACTCAACTGGACTTACATCACCGAATATAAAATTATCACTTGTATCTGGTGTTAATGTACCGGAAGCAAGTCCTGACAAAAGAGGACTTATTAAATTGCCTGATTCATCAACAGGTATGTGATCTATCAAAAATGGTCGGATATATTTTGGTAAAATTTTAGAAGGAACACCTGGTTCACGAACAATACCGTTAGTTAAATCTTGCCATAAGATTAAATTATTGCTAGTATATGGCGCTGGACCATACACTTGTTTCCACCATTGAGGCTCTTGGCTAAATCCTAACATTTCCCATGGGCAAAGATGTGGACGATCAGTGTCTAGCATCCAACGATATATTCCTCTCCAATAACCAGGAACCGGAGTATCGGTTGGCGAAGTATTATTTTTATAGTTGTATGTAAATGGGTTCGCACGGTCGTAACTTAACGGCTTACTAAAATCAGCACCTACAAACCCGGTCCATTTATAAAAACTTGGGGCTAGTACTTGATTAAATTCTGATATGCTATAATCTGTAGTTCTATTATATCCAGGAACAATATCAGTTATATCAAATATTGCTGGATCATATTTGACTTTAATATTATTAAAAATTCTTTTTTCTAATTCTAATATTAAGTCATCTCGATAATCATTGTATGCTAAAATAACACTACCGTCGTGCCCTTGGATCATCTTTTGTGGGGCAGATAGTGTTGTGTCTAGATAAATTTGCGGAACATATGCTGGCCACATGCCTAACTTAGTAGGAGTCATTGGCACAAAGCATCCATCAGTAGTATCATACTCGATTGTAGTAATTATATCGCCGGCTAACATTACCACACTGTTATCTATTATAACAGTTGCTTGAGTACTAAATGTATAATCTCTTCCATATACTAATTGTGTTTTTACACCGTTTGATGTTAGGTAGACACCAACTGCTTTATTAGATAATGTATCTAACGAAAATACATTACTTAATGGATAAGTTTTAATTCTTGGATCTACTACTTTAAGATCGCTGGTTGTATTTGCTCCATAAGGAACCATATCACTAAAATAATATGGAGCGGTAGTTGGTTTGTTACTATTAAGTTCTTGTAAAATTAATTCAACATGTTTAACTGGATCTGTATCAACACCTAATGATACTGCTACAGTTAAAAAGTTTCGCTTAAATGTATTGTAGTCATCTCGACTGGTTTCAATTGCTTTTATAATATTATTTGATTCAGAAGCAATATGGTACATCGCTAGACTTAGTGGACCGCTATGCTGTACAAATTTAGTTCCGTAAGCAGAAATATCTCCCAGGTCTCTTAAATTGCTAACTCCTGGAAATACTCCTGAGAACCCTGATACATTATCTACAATAGAATTAACATGATCAATTACTTCACCTAAAGTAAAATCAACCATATCATCGTTTAACGAATTATTTTGTAAATTAATAGGCATCTCGTAGTAGCCATTAGTATTAATTGGCTGTGCCGCAAATGCTTTGATTGTTAATAGATCGGTAGTTAAAATAGGAGTGTTAAGAACAATTTCTTTATATTTTCCAGCATCAACTAATTGGTAGGTAGTAGGTAAAAGTTTAGTACCATTGACATATACTCGAACTACTAAGTCATTAAGATTATTAATGTCATCAAAGATATCTAATTTAAAATTATTTGTTAAATTGGAATTTTTGTATATACGAATGGCTGCCTGTACGTTAGTAGTTTTAGCAGTTTTCCACCCGTTAGTATAAACAGTATTTCCCCCATATGACTGTCCTGACAGATAACCTACATTAATTTTTTTAGTAACTACTTGTGAATTAACTTTGTAGGTAAACGAATCAATGGCGAGATTAAAAGTAAAAACAATATCCCCGATATTATTAACATTTTGATATGTTAACGGAAATCCTAAAGCAGTATCTTTATTAGAACTAGAAGAATTTATTTTATAAGAAAAAATGTCAGTACCGCTAAATGTTGTACCGCTATAAACCGATACATTGCCAAAACTTGTACCGTTATTATCAACTACATCAAATTTAGGTTGTTGATTAATATTTGTTTTTTGCTGACCTTTAATCCAAGTAGTGCCGTCAAACCAGTACATCTGACTTTGATTCTTGATACCCTCTAGGACAATAGTTGTTTGATTTACTAACGGAGACGATACTTCAGTTAAATGAATTTGCGACTTACCTTTTATATTAATAAACGATACTTCAAATGTTTTATTCTTAACTAGTGGATCGGAATCTGCTGTAAATATTATTTTTTGTCCAGCTACTAATTTAACACCATCGACACTATATCCTATTGATCCTTCAATTGTAGAAAATACATCAGTTGTATAATCATCAATTAAACTTGTGTCTACAGTTGCGATTGTACCTAAATTAAATAATTTTAAATCTGCTTCAAATTCAATGATTGGTCTAATAGCTCGACCTGATTGATCAAGATTAGGTACTGTATTATTATATTTCGCAATGGAATTAATTACATCTTTATGGAACCAACGATTGTATCTCGACCAAGGATTACGGTCTCGACTAGCACGATTGATTACAATATAATCTTTTACTCCGGCAAACCCAATACTATCACTAAATGGGTCTATATCAAAAGGAGTAGTATCAAATTCAACAGATTTGTCAGTTGTATACGGGTTTACAATTTCTAAAAGAGATTCTAAAATTAATTTAATTCCAGTACCAACACCTTCAACATAATACTGCCCTGTAGAGTAATTTGAAGGAGTTACATTAGTGCCGAAACTAACTTTCATACCATTACTTAATGGTGTTCCGTCTGATAATACGTAGGTCTTTTTACCAAGAATATCATTCTCAACATCGAGTATTGAAGACTCGAGAATATCAAATACTTCGATGACCCCACCAACTTGTAAATCAGCTTCGCTTTGGTAATAGAGAATATTTGGAGCATTATCAGGAACAGTAAATGTAATTGTTCCAGCAGTTACGCCGTGGTTATCAATACCAGGAATCAAATATCTATTTTGAACTCCCAATGAACGAGAAGTTTTAATACTAAAAGGATGTCCCGGGCTAGTAATTTCAAAAGTGTAAGTCTGTCCTCTATATAATTTAAGAATAGGATTTAATGTTATTCCGTTAGGAGTAAACAAATATTCGTTAACATCGCCTTGTAATTGTAAATTTACTGTGTATGTGCTAGTAACACCTTTAGCATGACCATAAATTTTTATTGGATCTGGACCATAAGGTAACCAATAATAGTTTTGAAAATTAACAAATTTGTCCCAGTCGATATGTGGATCCCAAGAATAAAATTCTTGTTTGTTCAGACGTTCGTGATTTGAAGTAATACCACCAAACACACCTATCTGATTAATATAATCAATATAATCTTTAAAAAATGTTACATTACCTAATGGATCTTTAACAACTATACCAGGCTCTAATTGATAGTGGCGACGTGTTGCGTCAGCGGCAGCTACATAGACATCTGGTCCAGATGCTGCCTTTGCGTTTCTTCTTCCAATATAACCGGTTGTTTTTGTTAACGTTCCAGGTTGATATAATTGATCAATCGTAGCCTGTAAGAATTTTTTATTAGCAGTAGTTTGATAAAAATCTGGTAATAAATTTACGCTAAGACCGTTTCCAGTTGGAATATTACTATTTGCCATTAATTATTTGCCCCATAATTTGCGCTGGTGATCTGCTGGCTAGTAGCCGCTGATGCTAGTGCTGTACCTGTAACTGTTTTAAGATTTGTTGATGTTAATCCAGACACAATTTGAATATTTGCCGCTGTAGCACAACTTAAAAATATTGAATTGCTCGGACACTGTATTTCAAATAAACTACCAAAATATTGACCGGTTTGATTGGGTACGATAACAAAACTTGTAACATCTGGTGCTAATTGATTCATTACATATGTTGACAATTCTGTAAAGTAGAATGTATCTCCAAAGTCCCAGTTTTCTAAAGCAAAAAACTGATTAATTGCTGTTAGTATTCTTGCGCTGACATTCGCTGAACTCACTGCTGAATTAGGATTAATAACAACTTCAAATGTTGCTTGTAATGCTGGGTCGGCAGCGGCTCCAAACAATAGCAAATAGTTTACAGGGTGATATATAATTTCATCTGAAATAGATTTAATTAAATTTAAATTAGTTCCTAACATACTGTTTAAAGAATCTTGACTTGGTGGTAGTGGTTCGTTACCAACAATAGCGCCGTTAGCGACCCATTGTCTAAATTCTGTATCATAACTATTTGTCAAAATATACAAATCAATGATATTACTGGATCCAGGATCAATTCTTGAATCATAATCAGCACTATGAATATATTGGAATCGTAAATTATCTCTTCCAGAATAAACTTTATAATCTAATGTTGGTGATAACGTACTAGTTGAGGCAATATATTGGAATACGGTTTGAACATCAACAAAATAAAAATATTGACCATCAGTCCATTGTGATAACGGATAGGCTGAACTTTTACTGTTTAATATAATTACTGGCCCAGTTTGTAGATCATTAAAGACATACTTATAGTCTTCTTGTCCTTGTGTGATGGCGTATTTCTTTTGTACAATATACTTACTTAATGGATTAGTTGTCGGTGCTACAATGTCTAAAAACATTTGAGGATTGTCAACTACTCCGCTATTTGTAGGATCAGAAAAAGTTACAATAACTTTTTTAGTATCTATATAACCGTCTTGCCCAATATATTCTGAAACAATTTCCCAATTATAATTAATTGTAAATGGCACTGTTAAATCTGGCTGTGGATTAATATTTAAAATTTTTATTTGATCTACAATAGTAGTGCTTGATACAACATCATAAATTTTATTAGTTGTATCAAAATAGAAATTTACTTCTTTATCGCTTTCAAATACATATCTAAGTGAACGTGTGGTAATTGTATAGGTTTCAGTGTCGGTCGTGAATAATAAAAACCAACTAGCATCTTTTTGTGTATTAGATAAATCGCCTTGATATTCTAGACTAAAATTGTTACTGACATTTAAATTATTTTCAAATATAATATTCCAACTGTTTAACACACTATCGTATCTTAATCCAAAACTAGCATTAGCAGATATTAAATCAATCATCTGTGTTTGAACACTTGATTTAAGTGATGTTGAAAATGCTGGAATAATTTGTGATACAACGGCAGTGGATGGAATTGCTTTACTTAAAGTTATTGGTCCAAATCCTCCACTGTTAGCAGTTCCGTCTCCTAAAACAGAAACTACTGTGGCCCACAAATATTGTACTTGCCCTGGCTTTGTTGGTGAACCGGATGCCAAAGCATTATTATTATTAATGTCAAAATATTTGCCGGCTGGAGCTGTAAATTTAATTAGCGCATTAGAAGTTACATATTTTAAATCAGTTAATGTGTATGTTCCTACAGCGTATGGAGTTGCTGTGCCAGTGCCACTAATAAATCCCGATGAGCTGTTACTATCGGTTGTTACTGCGTTCCAAGAGATGTTTAAACTAGTTGTAAGATAGTTAATAAATTTTTGATAATAAAAATTTCTAAGATTAGGATCTTCTAATAAAGATAATATCTTATTGTCAATTACACCTTGAATATCAGTTTGTGTTACATAGGTAAAACTAGTACCTGTGGTATAATCTTGTTGATATACAATACCATCATCAGCAAATAGGTTAGTTGAACTATATTTCCCCGTTGGGTCTGTTAAATCAAAATAACGACTAATACCGCTACTTGTTCTATTCACTGCTTTAACTTTTGCTACTTGAAGGCTAGCACTTAATGGACTAATATTATAATCTTCTCCAGTAATCATACGGTTTTGCGTATAATATGTCTGTGGTGCGTTTGTTTTAATACTAGCGTTTGTCTCAGTTGGCGTAGCATTAGTAACTGATGTGGCTAAGTTTAAACCTATTTTTAATGTTTCTACTTGACCTTGTGAAGATGTATAAGGTATTGATATAGACACGTTAATAATGTCTGCTGGATTGATTGTATATAGTAATCCATTACTAATTCTATAGTATACTCTAAAAGCACCTAACGGTAGTTGACCGAATGTACCATCACCAAACGCCAAAGAAATTGTGTCACCTGTTTTAGTAACTACTGAATAGATTTTTTTAATTTTTTGACTTAGGTTATTGTATATGATATTATTGCCTGTTAATGCTGACACCGGTGTCCATAATTCATTTTCAAGACCTGTGCTTTGATTTACATCATATAACCATACGTCTGTATTGTTGATATTCTGTATAGCAACATCAACAGACTCATTACTACTTGGATTTGTAATATTAAAAGTTCCGGTATTTAAAGTACCTTGTGTGAAATTAAAAAAGAAACCAGTACCTGGGCTACCTGCGCCATAACCGTCATCGCTGTATATACAAGCAATACTGTTACCAATCATCGGTGCTTCTTCATAAATTTCAGTACGATTCGCAAATGTTGTACTAGTAACTTCAAAGTCCATTACTCGACCAGCAACAGCCTTTGAAAATCCATAAACAGGCACATCTGAATTAGTAGCATTAAACCTATACTGTGCTGTTGGGATTCCGTAAATTGTTCCTTTATCTGCCGGGCTCCCAAACTGTTGGGTAGTTGGGAATGCTGCATTTAAAATCTTAATAAACTGATCATACCAGTTAGGATTGCTAGGATCGTTCCAAGTAATATATTGACCAGATAAATTTCTACCGTTGCTGTCTAATACATTTTCTGTAGTTTGTATTGTGCTAAATTTTAATAAACCCTTAGCAGGTACGTTTCTACTAGCATTATAACTAATCATTCTTGCTAGTCGTAGTACACTTTCACGACGCTCTGCTAGCTCTAAGAAATTTTCACGAGCATTTAAATCAACGCGGAAAGCTATGCTTTGACCAATATATGCAATAAGGTCGATAAGGGCCAAGTACTCGCTTGACTCAATATAATCGTTGAAATCTTCAGGAAAATTTGTACGGATATAGTCAATCATTGTTCGACGCAAGTTATCAAAGTCATAGCTTTGAAAGTCTGCGTTACGGAAAGATTGATAAATTTTCTGCCAATCTTCTGCCAGTAATAAGTTGTTTTGTCTAGCGGTTGAACTCATGATTATTCCTAATATCTGTATTTATTGAATAAAATTATGTGCGTACTTTAAATTTAAGCCGCTGATAAACCGTTAGCTTGATCAAAATTTAATTGTAATTTTTGACTGAGATTGTATGGTTTATATGTTAGTGTACATTGTATTTGTATCCCAGTATCGTAGCCAGTAATTACAACATCGCTGGCCTGTACACGTGGGTCATAATTTACTATTTGATTAACATTCTGAAGAATAAGTTCTTTTACTTGTGGAGTTAATGGTTCAAATAATAAATCCCAGATTATAGTACCAAACGTTGGCTGCATTAAGCGTTCGCCTTGACGGATATAAAAATGATTTAACAAGTCTTGTTTAATTAATTCAAAGTCGTACAAGGTAAAATTTTGTGTATTTGTATTAACTGTACTAAATCCTCGATACATTTGTGGAGCAGGTATGCTAGGATTAGTTTTTGATGTTATTGTTGGTATTGTATATAAGCTAGCCATTATTATTCTCCATTAAGCATCACCGGGCCCTGCGGTGTTGCCTTTGTATTTTGTAAATGTATCTGTCGCGGTAGTATATTCTTTAAAGAAATTAGGATCGGTTAGTGTTTTAGGTGCCGCTACTGCTTTAGTTTTAGCAGGAGTAACAGCAGTTGGATCTAAATTCTCATGGCCGTTCCATGGTTCATGTTGCGGGACACGTACAGGTTGATTTGCCTTGGCCGCCGTAGGTCCATTCATATGAATCTGTGCCGCAGTTTCAACATGGTTTTTAGCACTATTAATATTAGTTGCGCCTTTAGTTGTAAAATTATTATTTCCTGCTGAATTTAAATTAATATCACCCTTGGCATTAAAATTTATATCTCTATCTGCTGTAAAATTTAAATCGTTTTCAGTATGCACACTTATGCTATCTTTAGCATAGATGTCTATTTTGCCATTACTTGTTAGTTCAATCCAAGTAGTGCCTTTAGCATTACCAATATAAATTAAATCTTCGCTATTGTGTAAAAGTATTTGATGACCGGTTCTTGTTCTGATACGAACTAATTCATTATGAGGTATCGTAGGATCGCCACCCGATTCACCAACTTCAACTGACGCATAATCTGGTGGTCCTGAACTAGCCGGTGTCTTACGTAGAAATGCGGCATCACCGTCATCCATTACAAAAGTCGAACCGCCAAGGCGACTTAGATACGCATTAGGTATTTGTGAATCGCCTTTACCTTGTGGGCCTTGTCTTGCTCCCGGTCTCTTATCTAATGGACCAGGTGTGCTAATTCCAAACACCATGCTTGGTACTTCACGTCTAGCACTGCTAGTAGTAATTCCGCGAATATCATCAAGTATTAAACCTTGCGTGGTTAACGTATCGGCCATTGGACTTTTTGGTTTTTTAATATTTTCTGGATCACCAGGTGTGTCGCTACCATTGACTCCTTTATTATATTCGCCTGTTGGTAATCTTGCTTGTCGACCTTTACTATCGGCTGTACCTGATTCTACTGTATTCTGTGTAGCGGCGTTTCCAGGAATCATAAAATTCATATTGTTATCGTTAACGCTACCTATCCAATAACCATACTTAGGATTACCGTCAATAAAAAATACAATAACTAAAGATCCTGGATCGGGCGGTACAAACCAAAATCCATAAGTCTGTTGAGTACTAGTATAGTCGTCAGCTGAACTTGCTGTTGGATCTGGTGTGTTTCCAGTAAAGGGACTCATGTATTTTACACGATGAGTTTGGCCGCCATCGGCGGAACCATTAATTGTATCAGCGCCAGACGGTCTTAAAATTTCAACCTCTAATGCCCCCATATATTCTGGATCAAGACAACTAACTACCCTGGCAATAAAGGGGCCGGCAGATTTCTTTTCATCTTCTTTAGGGCTATACTCTTGACTTAAATCTTCTGGCATATTATTCCTTAAGCACCAAATCCACTAATTGGTGAAAAATCCATACCACTTGATGTGGATAAATTGCTTGCTTGGCCTGTAAACTGTACAGCCTGAGGTGCAGTTGCGGCTGCTGGAGCAGGTGCTGGTTTAGGTTTAGTTCCTTGTTTAGGTGGAGAAGTTTTAGTAACCGGGGCAGCTTCAGGTTGTGGTTGTTGAATATTGAACGTACCTTCTGCTGTTGTTTCAACCTTAGCTTCAGACATCGGTAATCTCACAGCTTTAATTACTTGTCTAAATTCTCCACCTTTAAATTTATTTGTAACACTAATAACTTTGTACAAGCCGCTCCACATTAGATTTGGAGCAGTTGATGCTGTTCCAAAATTATATAAACCAGTAGCTTGATTTAAATCAACCGGTGTTCTAAAATTAATCATAATATGAACTTCACCGTTTTGATAATTCATTCCGCCATCGGCATTAAGATTTTGATGCTCAGTTTGTTTCGATGTATAATTTCCTGTACCACTTTGTACAATATAATAAGGATCGCCAATGATCTCCATTTCTATATTTGTCATTTCAGACTGCATACTAATTGCGTCATGAAATAATCTAGCAGAACGAGTTGCTTGATCTTCTCTACCACCCCCACCTTTGTTATCCGATGAGTTAAGTACTTTAACGTTTTTAACACCAGTAGGTTGTGTATTAGTCTGTGGAGCATTACCTAACCCAATGCCGCCAACCTTTGGAGCTGTTGTTTGTGTTTCTGCGCCACCTTCGTCAACAACTGTTTTTACGTCTTGTGCTGAATCTAAGCCCGCTTGACCTAACGTTGTTAAGAAGCTCATCTTAAATTCCATATTGAATTTAATTATATCAACGTTTTTACCAGTGTAGATATAGTTGTACACTTTAACACATTCTTTTCCTAAATTTGCCATTCCGGGTGCTTTAGTATTTGGAGGCATTGGTCCGCTACTAGTATGAACTGTATAAGGAATAACTCTATACACAGTTAATTTAGGCTTAACACCTGTATACTTGTCGTTTGCCGCTGTTGAAATATTATAATGTTGTACATCAATTCTCCACCACTGGCGCTGACCTTTGTCGTCAACAACACCTGCGGTTAAGGCTTTTTTTACATAGTCGCTGTTTAACAACACTTCGTTAATTGCTGTTTTAATATCAGTTTTCTGACTAAATCTAAAATCACCGGTAGTAGGATCAATAAAATTGTTTGCTCGTATCACACCTTTTGACGGATCTTGACTTGCGGCTTTGTTATCTTGAGGGAATGCCGCATCACCTTTTCGACTGTCGCTTAACCCTAAACTAGCTTTGCCTAATTCATTAACTGATGCCGCATCTTGAACTAGTACAGAATTTTTACTATTTGGAGGAATTATTTGTGTAACTCCTAATTTTTTAGCTAGGTCAGTTGTAGTAACAGCAGTAGTCGCTGAATCCGTAGCAGTACCGCTTGTTCCGGCACTAGATGGATCTGTTGGAAACAAAATTAAAATTTGATCAGGCACTGCTACTTTTTTACTATTTGTTTTTTCGTTAGCCTTGGCTTGATTTATAATAGACTGTAGACTTTTTTCACCAGTCTGTAATATTTCTTGAACTGTTTTACCTTTTACCGCAACATCTTTTGGTATTTGAGAATGTTGAACATCTTCTGCTCCAATGTTCCATGGATAACAATCGCAAGAGTATACTGATCCGCTTTCTGTTACAGTTACACTAGTGTTTCTAAATTTAAAAGGTATTCGTCTAGAAGTTTTTGGAGGAGTACTCATTACTCCGGTTTCTGTAGTACCTCTAAAATCAATTGCTAATAGATAAGGTGCTTGTAGATAATTGCTTTGCTTGGCATTTTGTGCCGCTTGTTGGAGTGCTAATAAAAATGTTCCCATGCTGTATGGTTCAGTAACTTTAAAATTAATACTAAACACATTAGTCGATGCGCTTTGGTCCATACCTATTTGCGTTACCATCTCAACATCATCGATATAAAATTCAAAAGATCCAAATGCTGTTTTAGGACGATTATTAGGATTTATATGGGCAGATGATAACACTAAATTTGCTGGAGGTTTTACCATATATGTAGTGTCTGGGTTATGTAATTCGGCATCTGTTAAAGCATAGATGCTGAATATATAATCGTAACTAGCATAAGCAAATAAGGGATTAGGCAATGGTAATTTTACGCCCGATGGTGTTTTTAAAAATGAACTTACAAAACTAGTTACACCACCAATAACTCCGCTAATGCCATCTGTTATTGATGTTAATGAACTAGCAAGTCCTGTAGAGCTTAATGTAGTTGTTGCCGACGATACTGCTGAACTGACTGTTGCTCCAGCATTAGAAATAGCTGACTGAGCATCTGTTACAGCTGACGATATTAAATCTGCCATATTATAATCCTAATGCTACTTTCAAACTACTAAGTTTACAAAGATAAATTTGTGTCCCGGGAACAAAATCAAGTACTGGATCTTGAAGAATATCAAGATTGCGTTGTGTAAAAACCCACCATAGTCGAGGGTCACCATATAGGTCATTGGCTAACAGATCTGGGCGATAAGCATATTGCGCCTCGATAGTATAAAGATAATCATCTGTGTCGGCACTAACCGCACGAATATTTAAAAGATCTAAATATGTTCCACGTATTGGAGTAGTATACCACGGACTAGAATTTATATATTGAGCTGTCATTTTTAAATGTATCCAAACGCATTATTAAGATAGCCGCCGCCAACAAATCTATCAAGGCTAAAGTTCTTAGCACTGTTTCTGCTGTAAACTGGTTGTAGAGTTATTTGGAAAGAGCTTTTAGTCGGCACGTGACTTGTTCCGCCACTTGTTGAACCACCTAAACCTAAACTACCTGCTAGGCCGGCTACTTGTCCTACGCCTCCTGCTATACTACTTACCGCTCCAGTAATGCTCGATAGTCCAGGAACGGCTCCGCCTAATGCTCCACCAATACTATCAGATAGTCCGCTAACAGAATCAGCGATGCCTGTGATCGCTCCAGCCATACTGCCTACAACTGGAACTCCAATATAATCGCAATCGTTTCCTAATGTTGCTGTAAATGATGTAACCACTACAGGAACATTTTTAAAAACATAATTGCCATAACCATTTAAAAATATAACTGGAGGTGGATTGCCTGCCTTAGGATCATTTCCCATGAACATTTTAGTTAAACTACGTAAATAATGAACGGCGGCAATCCAATAAACTCCTTGAGTTTGATCTTCAACGTTCATTGGCGCTGTGATAGTTATTGTACCAGGATCACTATTTTTAAATGATTGGAAACTATAGTTTGTATGTGTAGTTTCAAGTTTATTATAGGTTGCTGTAGTTGCTATTGTAATCGACGGAGTGTACGGAAAAATTAAACCGCCTGCATCTTTTAATGGTCCTAGTACAGGACTCGAAGCAAATGATGGCCACGTAGGTAAACTTAATCTAACACGCCAATCATCTGAATTGGCATCTCCGCCAAAGCTAGCAACAGCACCTATAATATCACCAACTGCTTCTCCTGCCGCTGGAAGATTAGCCGAACGCAATGCCGCTCCTAGTCCATCGGCACTTGTAGCAGATGATAGCGCAGTTGCTAGATTGGTTGCCGCACTAACACCTTGCTGGGCGCCAGCAATAGCATTTTGTGATGCAGTTACAGTTGTTATAAGGTTTTGTCCAAGCACAGCCATAATATAGTTTTTCCTTTTGGTATAATATTTAGTTGACTTTTTAATATGCGTAGTTTATAATTAACAATCCGGAGATTTAATTAATGACAGCAAAAGTAAATTACCTAAACAACAAGGATATGTTGTTAGAAATACATCGTTCAAAAAGTTCATATTGTGTTTTTACCCAACCAGAATATCATCAATATGACATTATCTTGCCCAACGTAGACAAAATTAACATTAGAACTATAGCAGAAGCCAAGCGTAATAGGGCTAAACGCATAGGAGATTTGGATTACCAAACTCGTAAAAAAGCAGGTGAAAAGGTTAAACAAGCAGACTGCGAAGTAGACTACAAAAAAATAGCAAAAACGGATTTAATATTCCGTATTATGACATTTGATCACATTCCGCTTAACAATACTCGTAAGAAAAATCCTAAAAGCCTTGCTGACCATAGAGACAAAGTCAATTTTCCACCTTTCCAACACTGGAAATTCAATGACGAAGATGAACTAATTTGTGTAGGCAAAAGCCATTGGAAGGGCGATTTAGTCAAAGGCAGGTTTGATAAAGATGCTGGCCAAATTACTAACACCTTAGCTAGAATGATGTTAAAGTTATGTGAGAGATACGCCACTCGCGGTAACGTTCGTGGCTACACATATAACGATGAAATGAAAGGACAAGCTATTTTACAGCTTACACAGATAGGACTACAATTTGATGAATCGAAATCCGACAATCCTTTTGCGTATTTTACTGCGGCTGTTACTAATAGCTTTGTTCGTGTTATTAATATCGAAAAGCGTAACCAAAATATCCGCGATGACATTTTAGAAATGAATGGTATGAATCCAAGTTACAGTCGTACAGGTGCCGGAGAACATGCGGCTGCCTTAAAACGATTTGAAGGAGAAACCCCTAGTGAGTAATATGTTTAAAAAGATTGCCGCGTTCACTGATATACACTTTGGCTTAAAATCAAACAGCAGTGTACATAATCAAGATTGTAGTGATTTCGTAGATTGGTACATTGCTAAAGCTAAGGAGGAAGGCTGTGAAACAGGAATATTTATGGGCGATTGGCATCATAATCGCAATAGTCTTAATATTACTACCATGGATTATAGTTTACGGGCCTTGGAAAAGTTAGGTCAGGCGTTTGATAATTTTTACTTTTTCCCTGGCAATCATGATCTTTACTATAAAGACAAGCGGGATATTCACTCCGTTGAGTTTGGAAAATATATTCCCGGAATCACCGTGGTACACCAACCGACTACCATTGGAGATGTTACATTATTCCCATGGCTCGTAGGCGAAGAATGGAAAACTATTAATAAGCTCACTGGAAAATACTGTTTTGGTCATTTTGAATTGCCTAAGTTTTTTATGAACGCGATGGTACAAATGCCAGATCACGGTGAATTACAAGCAAGTGCCTTCAAAGGTTTTGAACTAGGATTCAGTGGACACTTTCATAAACGCCAAGAAAACGAAAATATGATTTATATTGGTAATGCGTTTCCACATAACTATTCAGACGCATGGGACGATGACCGAGGTATGATGGTTTTAGAGTGGGGTGGAAAACCAGAATTCCATACTTGGCCAGGACAGCCTACTTTCCGTACACTTAAATTAAGCGAATTGATCGATCGTGCTGATGAAATCATACTACCAAAACAACATTTACGTGTTACATTAGATATTGATATTACTTTTGAAGAAGCAAGTTTTATTAAAGAAAAGTTTATTGCGGATTATGATATCCGTGAACTTACATTGATTGCTGAAAAGAAAGATATTGAAATTAATACCAATATAGATATACAATCGTTTGAAAGTATTGACCAAATTGTCAGCAATCAGATTGTTAATATCGATAGCGACACGTATGACAAAAACATGTTACTGAGCATTTATAATAGCCTATGATTACAATAAAAGAATTAACCGTTAAGAATTTTATGAGTGTGGGTAATCAAACCCAAGCAGTAGACTTTGGCAAAACTAATCTAACATTAGTATTAGGTGAAAACTTAGATCAAGGCGGAGATGACAGCGGTTCACGTAATGGTACAGGTAAAACTACTATTGTAAATGCTCTAAGTTACGCACTATTTGGTAATGCTCTAACTAATATCAAGAAAGACAATCTTATTAACAAAATTAATAATAAGAATATGTTAGTTACACTATCGTTTAATAAAGATGGTACTGATTATCGCATTGAGCGCGGGCGTAAACCTAACATTTTACAGTTTTATGTTAACGATGTAGAACAAGAAACTGATGAAACCGATGACGCTCAAGGTGATATGCGTGAAACCCAGAAGGACTTAGATGATTTACTGGGCATGAGCCATGATATGTTTAAGCATATTGTAGCATTAAACACTTATACTGAACCATTCCTGAGTATGCGAGCTAATGATCAGCGTGTGATCATCGAACAATTATTAGGTATTACCTTATTAAGTGAAAAAGCAGAAGCACTTAAAGAGCTAAACAAAATAACTAAAGATCAAATATTCCAAGAAAACGCAGATATCGAAGCTGCCAAAAAGTCTAATGATAAGATACAGCAAAGTATTGACAGTTTATTAACAAGACAAACTGCTTGGAATACTCAGCATAGTTTAGATATTGAAAAAATTGCTCGTGCGATCATAGAATTAGAGAACGTAGATATAGAAACTGAGCTTGCGAAGCACAGCGATTTAAAACTTTTCGAAGAAAAGTCAGCAAAGCTGAAAAGCCTGAATAAGGAACGTGCTACGTTAGACAGCGCGATAGCGCAAGCGGAGCGAAGCGTCACGAAGTATGATCGCGAGCTCGGCCTATTGGCAAGTAAGACCTGTCACGCTTGTGAACAACAGCTACATGACCACAAGCATGAAGAAATGACAGCTCAAGCACAAGCGCACCTTGATGAGGCCCGAAAATATCACGACAAGGTAGCAAAAGATTTCGAAAAAATACGCACAGAAATAGAAGCCCTAGGTGACGTAAATATTCGTCCGAACACTTATTATGATACGCTAGAACAGGCTCTTAAACATCAGAACAATCTAAAAACCCTAGAAACACAGCTGGAAATCAAGTCAGGCGAGTCAGATCCCTATCAAGAACAAATAGACGAGCTACGTCATACTGCTATTCAAGAGATTACGTGGGATCGTGTTAACGAATTAAGCAGGATCAAGGACCATCAAGAGTTCTTGCTCAAGCTACTAACGTCAAAAGACTCGTTTATTCGCAAGAAAATTATTGATCAGAACTTGGCCTACTTGAATAATCGCTTGACCTACTACTTAGACAAGATGGGTTTACCGCATACTGTCTTGTTTCAAAACGATCTTACCGTTATGATCACACAGCTAGGGCAGGATTTAGACTTTGATAACTTGTCTAGAGG